ATGGCTCGGAACCCGATCAGAGCAATGAGCCGGAGGACTACGAGGTCTCAGCCGTGTTCGCAGAAATGATTGCAAGCGACACCTCGAAATCCGCTACCGCCCTGGTCAGTGTTGTGACGGCGGTTGCAGCCGCTGTTGATCGTCATTTGTTGAGCCAGACATCTGCGGTCGCTCTTATTGCCCTGGTTGCCGGTCGCATGGGCCTTGAAGTCGATCCTGACGCAGAACTCGAGCAGGCTTTGAAAGATAAGGGCAAGCAGCAGGAAGAAGACAGTTTTCCGGGCTTCGAAGAGGATGAGGCCGCATGACCACCGACCCGCGGGATAAAGCCTTTCGGAAAGAGCGCAAACGCCAAGTGAAGCTTTACACTGAAGAAATGCACACCGCCCTCAGAGACGTTGTCCAGATCCTCAAGGTCGGTCGGCAACGCATTGCTGCCGAACTGGTGATGGGCGCGAGTGAGTTTCAGGCATGGCAATTGCCCAACATCCAGCAATCGATCGACAAGGTTCTTAAAGAGATCGGCGAAGAGATGGCCAGTTCGGGTAGTGAACATCTGGCCGCAGCGCATTCGCTTGGCATTGATCTTATCGAGAAGCCTTTGGCCGCTGGTGGGGTGCGAATTGCCGGACTACTGCCTGATGTGGATCGCCGCCAACTGATGGCGATCCGGTCATTCCTTACCGATCGCCTGAAGAATGTCAGCGCCGACGTTGCCAGCAAGGTGAAGGGCCAGATCGGCCTTGTCATGATCGGTGGTCAGACACCGGCCGATGCAGCCACGTCTGTTTCCATGCTGATCGAGAGCGAAAGAAGCCGGGCTCTTACGATTGTTCGTACCGAGATGGGGCGTGCTTTTTCCGTCGCGTCGCAGGAACGTCAGAAACAGGCGGCCGAAATGTTGCCTGGTCTGCAAAAACAGTGGCGGCGATCAGGAAAGGTTCACAGCCGTACAAGTCACGACCTGGCCGATGGACAGATTGTTGAAGTCGACAAGCCGTTCATTGTTGGGGGCGTAGAGTTGATGTATCCGCGAGATCCAAATGCACCGGCACAGGAGACGATAAATTGCGGCTGCGTTTCCCTTCCTCACATGGAGCACTGGGAGGTCAAGAATGCCGAACGTATGCCGTTCAGCGACGATGAAATTTATCGCAATCCACGCAAACGAGATCTGGCGCGCGAGTTGAATTGAAGGATTGGAACCGGCAAAATCGTTCATTCGATTTATTTTGCCATACAAGCGCAGTTGGCTCTATAGATGGGGCGTTGCTGCTCCCAATGGCCTCTTAGGCCTCTCACAGCCTCTTAAAGCCTCTTAAAACCGAATGTTTCAGTGTTTGGGGAGCCGGATTGCACATCAGTCCGGAGGAGAAGCTGTGGACCGGAACTGTTCCGGACACGTCATTAAGCAATCACACCGATAGATTGGCACCAAAGCGGCCTGACGATCAAGGCCGTTTGTGTTTCATCCGACAAGGTGTGAGAGCAATGTCCAGTTCGAAAGCTGCAGAACCTTCGACCGCTTCCACGGAAATTAATTCCGAAGCCGACAAGGACAAGGATGCAACGGCCGGTGCAAACCAGCCGTCAACCGAGCCTGCCAAAAAGGCGGCACCCGCGAAAAAGGCGGCGACTTCCAAAAAGGCAGATGATGCAGAACCTGATCTCGATGCCGAGGCTGTTGCAAAGCAGCTCGACGTTAAGGTTCTTGTCGTCAAATCGGTCGACAAGAAGCGCGGGCCGGTCACCGACGAAGTGCCCGTCAAGGCCGAACACATACTGTCATGGGTTGTCCGTGACAAAGCTCTGACGGCTGTCACGATTGATGGCCAGAAGCACCAGGCGGAGCTGAAGTAATGGCCCGTAGCAAACTGTTTCTCGCATCAGCGGGCATTGCCGCACTGGTCGCTTCGGCAACATCCGCAAAAGTATTCATTACCGATTTCCGGGAAGCACAGGGAATTCCGGCATTGGGGTTGATCGGTCCTGATGCGGTCCGCGAAGCTTTTGAGGGCGATCTTCGCCAGTTGCAGGATCTTCTGCAGGGGGCAATCAAGAAAGCGCTTGAACTTTCCGGCGAAGAAGATTGGTGGCCCTATATCCACGGCCTGTTCGACGACTTCATTGTTGTCGAGAACAAGGATGGCAAGTTGCTCCGGTATCCCTACGAAGTCGACGGGACAAAGGTGTCTCTTGGAAATCCGCAGGAAGTCATCAAGACTTTCGAACCTGTCACTGACGGCGGTATGCGCGAGGCTGTCGGGCCTTTCATCGAAGCGGATAGCAAAGCCACACAGTATCGCATTCGCGTAATTCGCCAAGGCGTTTCAGGAAACCGGAACTTTTACCCAGCAGATGTTCTCCGCGAGGCCGTGCCACTGTTCGATGGCGTGCGTGTCTTCGTTAAGTCTGACGAGGAACACCTTAAAGGCCAGGGCAAGGATGTCCGCAACCTGATCGGTGTTCTGCGCAATCCTGCCTTTGTCGAGGCCGAAGGTGAAATTCACGCCGATCTCCTGCTGATCGAGCCTGAAGGCGATATCGCAGTCAAAATTCGGGAAGCATGGAAGCAGCAGTTAACTGACCTGTTTGGCTTCTCGATTGATGCACGGGCCAAAGCCCGTGTGATCAACAAGGATGGTCAGCGCGTCCGCGAGGCTGTCTCTTTTCTCAAAGTAAGTTCCGTCGATCTGATCGTAGAGCCAGGCGCAGGCGGCGGCATTATCAACCTTCTTGAAGCACAAGGAACCGCAGTCATGGGACGCGACGAAATCATCGCTCTGCTTGAAGCCAAAGGGCTTCTCAAAGACAAGGATACAGAACAGCTGTCTGATGATCAGCTGATCGCCATGCTGACCGAAGCCGTAAATCCCGAAACCGATGAAGGTGCGGACGATCTTCGCGAAGCTGAAGATGAAAACTCCCCGGTCACGCGGGCAGAACTTCGTATGGTCGAAGCGCGTGCAAGTGCTCGCGTTTTGATCGATGCCAGCCAACTGCCGGATAAGGCAAAGCTGCGCCTGAAGGCGAAGTTTGATGCGATGGACAGTTTCACTGATGCAAATGTTCGTGAAGCCATTTCCGACGAAGCAGACTACATCGCGACCTTCACTGAAAGTGGTTCTGTCCGTGGGCTGGGTACCGTCGGGTCGCGTATTCAGATTGGTGAAGACCGGTTCGAAAAAACCTCGCAGATGTTCGAAGCGTTCTTTGATCCGGACCACAAGGATCATCGCCACGCGCGCTCTTTCAAGGAATGCTATGTGCAGGTAACTGGCGACAAGTATGTCACTGGTTCCATTCGCAACTGCGACCAGTCGCTGATGCGTGAAGCTCTGGCATCAGGAACCTTTGGCGACGTGCTGGGTGATTCCATTACCCGCCGTATGATCGCCGACTACAACGTGCCGACCCGCTATGACGTCTGGCGTCAGTTGGCCAACATCGTGAATGTTGCCGACTTCCGTTCGCAGGAACGCACCCGCTTTGGCGGTTATGGCGATCTTCCGGCTGTCGCCCAGGGTGCAGACTATGCAGCTCTTGCTTCGCCGACGGACGAAAAGGCGACCTATGCTGTCGCGAAAAAAGGCGGTACCGAAAGCATCACGCTTGAAATGATCAAGAACGATGATGTTGGTGTCATTCGTCAGATCCCGATCAAGATGTCTCGTTCTGCCAAGCGTACCCTCGGCAAGTTCGTTCTCGACTTTATCAAGGACAACCCGGTCATTTACGACGGCGTAACCCTGTTCCATGCCACGCACGGTAACCTGGGTGCTGCGGCGCTCGACAAAGCCTCTTTCGCTGCCGGCCGTCTTGCGATGCTTGAGCAGACCGAAAAGGACAGTGGCGAGAAGATGGGTATTCCGCCGACCTTCCTGTGGGTTCCCGATACCCTCGAAGAAACGGCAGTCGATCTCTTCCGTCGTAATACCGAAAACGACAAGAACTTTATCCAGGCACAGAACGTCCAGGTGGTCCCTGTCTGGTATTGGACCGATGCAAACGACTGGGCGTTGTCGGCCGACAAAAACGACATTCCGAGCATCGAGATCGGCTTCCTCGATGGCAATGAAGAGCCGGAATTGTTTGTCCAGGACAACCCGACAAATGGCTCGATGTTCGCCAGCGACAAGCTGACCTACAAGATCCGTCACATTTATGGCG